TCATGATGACCATCCTCGGAACGTCCAGATCTTCCATTGATTATCTTCAAGAGCTAAGGTGTATTCGAGAGTGTATATGCTGTCATCTTTACCTTTCAGTTCAACAATCAAGAAACAGGTCCCATTGTCTAGTCTAGGGTTTTTAAATTCTATACTTTGATAATCCATAAGAATAGGATATTGATGTATGAGTTCTTGAAAAACTTCGAATGAGACATCTTTGCGAAATGCTGGAGATGTAGGATCGCTGTAAGCTTGTAAGATATCACGATCCTTCAATGCAGCAAGCTGCTTTTTTATCGGTGCATGCGTATTGGTATCTTTTAATAATTCCTGAAATTTTGAAAGGTTTGCTATCGTCATATCTAGGTGCAAGATCTTCCATTGGCCGTCTTCTTTCCCCATAGTATATTGTATTGGAATGGCTTCATTATCTGGATTTAGTATAATATCAACTATAATGTTATCAGTGCGAATTGCTTGTTTTCCTAACACGTAATTTTTATGTGAAGATAAAATGGAGTTGAAATCAACGAATTGCCTGAAACCATCTAAGGAAGAGAAATCCCTAAATCCTTTAGATGTTGCCTTGTTGTAGGCATTTTCAATATCTTTAGAACGTAACGCCATCAATTGCATATCGATTGAGTGCAGCCATTCTGTGGAGTCAACCGATGAAGCAAAGTTATTAGAGGCAGTATTATCTATCCATATTTTTAATATCTTCCATACACCATCTTCTTTAACTACAGTATATTTCACGCCAGTTAAGTCTTTATCTGAACGAGTGAGAATTGTTAATAGAAAGGCTTCATTCTCATTGAAATCTACTAGGGAAATTTGCCTATCAATATAGGATGTGAGCACACTATTAGCTTTTAGGAGTTCGCGAAAATCAGAAAGTGGCACTGTTGATTGAAACTTGCGCGCAGTGAAAGCATAGGCTTCAGGAGTCTTATTATTGCGCAATGCTTCTAAATGTTTCTCTATGATTTTTATCGGCCCTTCATCTTGCCACCGATTCCATGAAAAAAAACCTAGGAAGATGAGAAAGCAAGCTCCAAGGATTAACCACACATTCCTTCTTCTTGATTTATCAAAAAACATACTTAATTTTTTATCCTCTAGGGCTGACTATGCTTGCCGGACACTCCAAGATTTCACAATTTATGTATCTTTACAAGGATTATCTATAAGTTAGACAAGGGAGGTTTTCAAGGTGTTTTTGAAGTCTTTGAAATCGATTACACCTACCTGGCGAGAACTTTAAGTAATATCTAAAAAATTACTATTATTTTCACTATAAATAATATCCCAAAATGTCAATTCGTTGTGTATTGGTTGTGGCTCCCGAATTGGGAGAAGTCACATTAATTTTAAAATCGTTTCCACCTACAATGATATTATTTACAGTTCCAATACAAACTGGCAGACCCTGATTTATCAACATTGTTCATGAAAGGATTGTATGAAAACGAAACGCCCATCTCGCTATCCTAATGAAAAGCATGACACCTTTATAAAGATAAATATTTGAATTTTAAAGATGGGTAAGTGAGAAAATGAGTATAATTAGAATGAGTTCTTGCATTCGTGCGGCCTAATTTTGCCAGAATTTCCTTTCTTTTGTACAACAATTTTTATCACATAAACGAATTCTCAAATCAATGAACTATTTCGTCTTGTGATTCAGATTGGGACATGATAAAATTAATCTTTAAACATGCCGGAGATTGATATGCCTCTGATTCAAGGAAGCAGCGAAAAAAACATTCATGAAAATATAAAGAAGCTCATAGGGGAAGGGTATAAGAGAAAGCAGGCGGTCGCCATTGCTTACAGTAAAGCAGAAAAAGCAAAAAGCAAAAAAGACCAGGAGCTGAGCAAGCCATATAGTTACAAAACCTCCTGCATGAGTGCTCCACTGAAAGAAACTCAGCAGTTTCCATATTTATGATTTCTAGTCTTATTTATTGCTATCCTCATTCGGATAGACTTCAGGAATATAATGGGCAAAGTCTTTAGTATCTCTATCGCATATAAACACAGAAGTTACTGCTGAAGCGCTTCCCGTCTCCACTTTATCACTTTCACAACAAGCGCCTCTCCAAGCTCTTTCTATAGCCATTTCTTCTGTAGGGGCTTCAACTTCTACCATAAAATATTGCGTGAATGATAATCCTACACGCCATTTTGGAAATTTTTTAGCCATGAATCAACCTAACCATTTTTACTTTTCCTTTCTAAGCATCAAGTTACGCTAATATTGCCTTGAGAAATACCGGTACACGTCCAATCTGTATTTGCTGCTGTACAGAGAAGCTGAATGGCATCATATTGATTAGAAGAGTCTAAATGCCCTCCCACTCCAGTTGTAGTGTCTTGATTACCGAAATGAATCGTTTGCCCGGCATTTTGAGCAATCTTCCATCCGCCAGCACCCTTTCCTACTATCCAGACAAGATCCCCCACAACTGATGTAGAAGGGAGAATTGTGGTTACAAGCGCAGAATTATTTGTAATATAGCCGGTATTGACTGCCATCGTTTGAGAAGTGCTTGTAACTTCAATAAAAGGGAATACAAAGGCCTGAGGAGCCCATTTAACACCTTCAGGAGCGGAAGAATCTGTCGTCAGAACCTGATTATCTGGGCCTGCTGGAAGCCTTACATTATTTGAAGCTGTCCTGACTAATAAATCTCCCTTGGTTGTAAGCGGAGATATGTTGTTAAATGCAATAGAAGGATCGGCAACATCTGAAAGATTATTTGCCACCGCGAGCAAATCAGTAATTTTCGTTCCGGAATCTTTGATGACTTTTCCCGTATTATCGGCATAGGTGGCTATGTCATCTTGAACGGATGAATTAGGTCCGATGACATTTCCAGTACTGCCACCCCCAGTTCCTGACTTGTCAAGATTATTTGTGAATGGGTTATATCCGTAAATTGTCATAATCTTCCCTATGAAAAATAAGTCGCTCGATTGGTCCAACTATAGGTAAAGCCAGCTCCTGCATCGGGTATCTGGACTCGATTAATAAAGCCATTATTGTCATAGCTAAGCTTGCGGATAAACCACGTCGTATTATCTACGCTTTCATTCGGAATGGCAGAAAACCCCACATACAGCGGCCTTCCCGCACTGTCATTATCAAGCCTTTGCTCATAGAAATCATTTGTCCCTAGAGTGGAAGCTAGGTTATTGATCTGATCAAAAACATTGGTTGGAATAGGCATGAATCGCTCCTTTGACCAAAGTCTAAGGCGGCTTGACGCATGTCAACAAAGAGGATCCTTGACCGTTTATTGGTCTTCTCGATATTGCGAACTGTAAGAACAGTTCTCGGTTTTTTGGGCAGCGTCCTCTTCGGTTTCTTGACAAACCGGAGGCGGCGAAACGATCTGAATAAACTCAGGTATCGCAAACCCTTCGAGTGATTCCTCATGTCTAACATTCGGCATGGGACGGCCTTATGCAATGGTTGATTTTTTAAAATCTGATGTTAGCTTGATTTTAGAGGAGTAATTGAGGAGGGGAGTAAATGAGTTCTTATGAGTCTTATAAGGTTTATGCAGTCCTAGGGGATAGTGATTGAGAACCCCATCCATTAGGCGCAGGAGCTGCTTTTTGAGCGCAAGACGGACTATACCCGCCAAAACCATTTTGATCACAGGAAGAACCGCCGGATCTGGAATTATAATGCGCTTTGACTTTTGTTTTAATTAAATTAGTGACCGTCTCATTTTGACTCATTGAGTCTAGCATAAACCACTGACACCAATGCTCGCCTGATTGATCAACCTTTTTAAAGCTCGGAGCAGCAATAAATATGCCATTTCCGTCCTTGGTTCTTTGCACTTTGTATCTCAAAATGATCTGACCAAAAAACCTGATGCTTGCAACCCCTAAATATTTTTCTGCAGGAGTCTCATCGAAAGCTAAGAATTCGAGTTGGGAGTCGTCCATATTCTTGATTTCCTCTTGTTAATCTTTAGTCTCTTTCGGATTTGGTTGACCCCCGCATAACGGAACGCCGCCACCATGACCGAGTACTACACAGCAGAAACCTGTTGTATAGATACTTTTTCACAATAAAGACTTTACCCTAATAATACAAAGCTAATTTTCATTTTTTGAAGGAATATTTTTTGAGGAGAAAGGGAAGGGGAGGAAAGAATAAGTTTCTCTAGGCATTGCCTCGGCAATAACATCATGGGTAAGGATTTTGCCCGCTTAAAGGCTCTAAATAATCAGCGCCTTTAACAAGAAAATCAGGAAAATATCTAGCTGCATTTGAATAAAAAATCGGCCTTCCAGTCTCTGCAATTCTTGTCGCATTTTCATCCGTTGAAAAGCTGTTGTCGGCTGTTCCGATTCTGACTTGCCATTTTGAACTGATTTTAAGAAGAACGGCAAAGTTATTGTCCGTGCCTTCCCATTGTTTCAACGAATATACATCTAAAGGTGGCTTAGCCATAATAAAACTCCAATTCAATATTTACGTTGCATATTCATTTTAAATATTTTCTATATTAAAAACATCTTGTTATTGCGTCGAGGGCATTGGAGCATGTTCTTCTACTATTTCACGAATCAGCTGCGATACAGAATAAATCTCGCCAGTTTCTCTTGATTTTTCGATCGCAAGACGCTTCAAAAACTTATGATACTCTTTCTCTACTCTGATGCATACCATAGTTGATTCTTTAAACGTTCTTTTCCCTTCTTTCTTCCTATTGCCTGGCATTTCAGACAAGGGTCTACGGTTATGCGGGCCCACCCATCTGCAGTTTGCTTTGCAAAAATCATTATCGAGGCTGATGAGCTCTATTCCATCACAATCTTCTGGCTTAGGCCCCATGTCCTCAAAGAACTTGATGAATGAGCTTTTCCACTCTGGGCACATTACAATGCCTCGTCCTCCGTAGCTCTTGTAACTTTTCGCGTTTTTGTTGTAGCAAAGCATCTTGATTCTTATCCAAGTTTTGTGTTCCTTGGATTTGGTCATTTTGTGGGTCGTCATGTATTCCTCTTACCTTGAAGTCAAAATTTATCTGATTATCATCCACTGGGAATTCTCTCAGTATCAGCCCCCTTAAAAACTTTGGAATGGAAACCTTCTGCTCATCCGCAAGTTTTTTGATTACAATGAAGTTTTCAAACGGAAGAGAAAATGAAACGATTTGATTTTCATCCCTCCTCCAATGGGTAAGCGCTGATGTCTGAACATTATTATTAGGATTCAAAGGATGATTTTTTTTATGAACTACCCCGTGGCATGTGCTGCAAAGCCAATAAATTGATAAAGACTTTCCGTAATCAACATGATGAGCCTCAAGCGTGCTATGTTCCAAAGTACAAAGGTCGCAGCAGGCAGGCCTTTGTATCCGCCCTTCTTTCAAAGCCTTGGCCACATCTCTGCGCGCTATGGCTTTTCTCTTAAATTCTATGAATTCGTCATCATTGACTTTATATTTTTGCGGTAGAGGCATGGATTGATGCTTGGCCTTTTAAATTTCTTGTATTATTTGAGTAAAGTTTGTTTGTGTATTTTTTTTGGTCGGCCCTTTGACCTGGAAAGCGGTTTCACTTGACCGCCTGTAATAAAATAGATTTTTTGAGCTGTCTCATCATCTATCGTTTCATTCTTTTTTGCCTTCCAAATCACTTGACGAGTGCATCCGGACAGCCTGGCGAGTTCATTGGTCTCCATGTTATTTTTTCTCAACCAGCGCTCGAGTTCCATACATTGCTCCATATCTATTCAGCCTCCCCTTAATTTTATGCAGTATATCGAAAGGTAAATTGTTTATGTTAATCTTTTCATTTGCTTAAAAGGACATTCCGTATAAATTTCTGTCTACAAGTCTCCAAAGGCAAAAAAAATGGATTTCAAGATAAGAATGAAAAAGGTTATGATACACGAAATTGGTATCGAAGCCGATTCATTCAAACATGCACTTCATCTGTGCAATTTCTATTGCGATCAATTGGATTCGTTCCCCTTGGTAGCTATAAGGTTTGAAATTGAATCAGTAACGAGAGTTGAAGATGATAAAGGAAATAATACAAAGAAACAATATGGATCTACAACGCGTAAACGCCGAAGGTAGAGTGGATTTATCTCTCAAGCATAGAAGTTGCAGAGTAAAATTAGGGGGTCAAGTTTGGCGACCAGCCCCCCTAAAGGTGGAATTCTGCAAAATGCTTCTTCCTATGCCGCTGTTATTCCTCTCAGGAATTTTTACAGGGATTGGCATTATGCTAGCCTTAAATTAACCAATTCCTCAAGCAAAAAAGGACTCAATTATGGACAGGAAAAAAATAGATAAAGCATTTTTAGATTCACTAACCCTAGAGAGCTCTATGAGCGAGATTCTTGAATTAACGGAGACGTTCAAGTACGACCTCATTAAAGCCAAAAGGGATAGTGAAAAATCTGGAAAATATACAGTTTCCTGTCTCTTTCGAGTCCGGCAGCTTCTAATTGACCTAGAAAAATTAGGATCGCAATTTCGCAAGCTGTCAATTGCTTATGAAAAGGATTTAGAAAAGAAAAAGAAAACCAAATGAAAAGGGGACAGTCCGTCCTCTTTTTATGATTTTACTCAATAAAGAGAAGGAAAAAATGAATAATTCAGATGACATTCCCCCAGGATATGCCCGGGTTACAGAAATTCTTCAACCATACACCTCGTTTGATGGAATTGATCCTGCAGTCCTTGCAAAGGCTGCAGACAGAGGAACTCGGGTTCACAAATACTGCGAACTCTACACACAAAATCTGCTCATTGAAAAAGTAGAAAAGGATTGCCTGCCTTACGTTGAGAGCTTCGTTCAATGGTTTGATACGATGGTTGAGGAAGTATGGGTAAGCGAAATGAGGCTTTCTTGCAGCAAGTATCTCATCACTGGCAAGCTCGATATGGTAGCAACCATCAAAGGAGATAAAACGGAGACTCTCATAGATTTAAAAACACCTCAGCAGGCAAGCCTATCGTGGCAATTGCAAACAGCGGCTTACCGATATCTGATGCGTGCCAGCCAGGGCATTGATATTCCAAGGCGTATTTGCCTGATCCTTGACAGGGAAGGAAAGATGCCGAAGATCATAGAATACACCAATCACGAAGCAGATGAGCGCATATTCTTAGGCGCTGTCGAGCTCTTTCATTTTTTTAAATAGCAATAAGTAAAAATAATGTACGCACAAGCCTCCAAAGGTTAATTTTTTTGGTTTTAATTGTTCTTTTTCTCTAGGAAAAATATCGATAATTACATATCGTGTTGTGTATAACAAATGGTAGAGTCTAAAAAAGAGAACAAGATGGATTGGATTGACAGAATGGAAATGGCTTACGAAGCACAAACAGATCGAATGATTGACGAGATGTATGCACCAAGAACAATCGAATGTGCAATGTGCGAGGACTATTTCAATTCTGATGATGCTTTTGAAACCAAATATGAATCGAAGTTGTGCTTTTGTTCCGATGATTGTGTTGATCAATGGGAGGAAGAAAATGCTCACGATTATGAAGAGGAGGATGAGAATCTGGAAAACCAGGTTTCCATTTACCCAGTTTCCTGTACAACAATCCATCCAACAATTAAAAAAGCAGGTTGATTATGAATAAAGGCGGTTTTAGCTGGAAGAAATTTATTGGCCTAAGCAGAGCCAAGAGTTGCATCTCCCGAGCAATTAAAATCCCATTAACTAAAAGCGGAAGGCAAAGAAAGGCTGGAGCGGGAAGCTTTCTAGCCCTCTTGTTCATATTATTTTTCGATTAAGGAGTGAAAAACATGTTTGATTTTGAAGAGGCCAATGAGGCTATTAAAAAAAACGAAGTAATGAAAATCGAAGCCGGGGGCATGACAGTAGGACAAGCTCAACAATTGTTAAGCAAAAAGCTTGATCTTACACCTCTCATTGCACGGGCATCGGAACATGAAGTTGTGAATGAAGAGAGCGCCAGCCAAGCGCTTTCTATGAGCTTGCAAGCACGAAAAATTCGCAAGCAACTGGATGAAACAAGACTGTCTATTGTTCGCCCTCATCTTGACTTCCAAAGAGCTGTAAACAAAATCGTCAAAGAGTACGAATCGAAATTAGAACAAATTGAAAACAATCTTAAAAGCAAGCTGGACGAGTACCTCAAGCAAGCCTCTTCCACTAATAATTCTTCCTTTATCAGCAAATCGCGAGAAATGCTGGTGGAAGATGGAAAACTTACCAAAGTGAAAAAATGGGTTTGGGAAATTGAGGATGAACATTCAATTCCTCGCGAATATCTTACTCTTGATGAGAAAAAGGTCGATGAAGCTCTCAAACAAGGTATTCGAAATATTCCAGGCATAAAAGTTTATGAAAAAGAAGAAATCACCATGCGTGTGAAAAACTAAGAGGTAAATTATGAATTACGCAATGACATTATCAGATACTCAGGTGCTGCCAAAAAATTTGGAAGCAGAGGAAATTTTTAAATGGGGACATGAATTGGGTAAATGCCCATTTTATCAAAAACTCGGACCAGGCGGGGTAATCGCTGTTGTCCTAACAGCTAGAGAATTAGGACTACCTCCAATGGCGTGTTTGAATGGAGGGCTGCATAATATCGAGGGTAAAGTCTCGATCAGCGCTCAAATGATGAATGCCATGATTATTAGATCGGGCCACTCTGCGAAACTGATCGAACTTACCCAGCAAAGATGCGTCATCCGATTTAAGCGTCGTGAAGATAAGGAACATATCGATTACGCTTACACTATAGAAGAAGCACAAAAGGCTGGATACCTCAGTAAAAAGAATTGGCAGACACATTTGAGAGACATGTTATTTTGCCGCTGTCTTTCCGGAGGAGCGCGCAAATTTATGCCCGATGTCATTGGAAATGTTTATATCCATGGTGAGCTGGGCGATGAGACGATGCCAATCGTTCCTCAAGAAGTTCAGGAACATCCAGAGATTATCCAAGCAACTTCTCAGCAATTAGGTAGTCATAAAATTGAACCTTTTCAACAACCTGAAGAGCCTAAACAAATCGAACATGTCAAAGTTGAAGGATATGAAATGTTTTGCGAAAAACACCTCAGCGAGGACGATAAGGTGGCTTATGTCCGTAAAATCGCTCAAGCTACCAACAAAACAGAAACTCAAATTATCAATTCAGCCGTTGCCAATGAATCAGGATTCTTAACAGCCTTTGAAAAATGGAAAGCTGAGCAAAAAAAATCAGAGAGAAAGGGAAAGAATAAGGCAACCAATGATGCGATTGTCATCGCATCGTCAGCGCCTCATTCAAACGAAGTCCCAGGATCAATGGACGAGCTTATTTAGGCTTGAAATCAGGGGTAAGTTCGAGGCTTATCCCTGTCTCTTCCTTAATCACTCCTTCAACAGCGATTTCTATAGGGTTATTACTCCCCAGAAAAAGCACGCTGACGTATCCAATGATCAAACTGATCATAACAACCAGCCCAATAAATTGATAGGAATTCACATAAGCAATGTAGGCTTATGAAAGCATGCTTTTTCTTAGTAAGCATCATTTCGCAGGAGTCTGTTGAACTGCAGGAACCTGTTGAACTTGAACAATCGGATCTTTGTCTTTATTTTTCACTTCTATGGAAACTGTTACGTCAGTGTCTTTTTGAAAAGCCTCCTTATCGATTTCAACTTTAACTGCTGTATCAGTTGCGATATCGTCGACGGCTTTAAATAATTCGGGCATCATCGCCGCACAGCCAGTCAAAAGGAAAACTAAAGAGACAAATAGAAAAGAGCGAAGCATAGAACCCCCCATGTTAAAAAATCGCCTTAAGATTGAGTGGATTTATTGGATAATGGGGGATTTGAGAACTTAAAGAAGTGAGTTAATGAGTCTTTAATTTAACGTCTGATAAGATAACTTATGTTGCATAAATGCTTATAAACCAGTGACTAACGATAAATTTCTTCTGAGAAACGGTTCATTAAAGCCTAACCACTTTTTGGTGGATGAAATCACTCGTCCAGCCTATACAGGACTTCAAAGCAACCATTTTCTATACTTTCTTATGTTAGTCTCAGTACTCTTTTACAGTATTATGTCCCAGAAGTCAAATATTTATGATTGGTTTTAAAAATATTGAATTTTTTCTCGCAATATCTAAATCACCAAAAAGAACCCTGATTCAGGGATTAATGAATTTGAGCTACCTAGGAAATTAAGGAGGGGGAGTGTTTCTTCATAGAGGGAAACTCCACTCCCCTTCTAAAACCAGAAAGTTTATTTTCCATATACCCAGCTTTCTGGATGACCAACTTCCCAATTGTTTGTTAGTCCATATTCCTGGAAATTTTTAGTGGTGTGCATGAGAAAGGTCGATTTTGTTTACATGTGTTTACAAGTGCAAACCTAGGTTACGTAAACAAAAATTGGCATCTTACCAAAAATGAAAAATGTGTTGGTTTATTGTGTAAATCATTGTTAAAAAAAGCTTTCATGTGCTTCTACAACATGCCTAAAATGGTAATACCTTTAAAACAGAAACAAATCTCTGTCTCAAAATCTGTGAACCAGAAAGGTCGATTTTGTTTACATGTTTACAAGAGATACATGCACTTAATCAGTTTCATGGAATTTCTCACCAGAAGCATTGGCTGGATCGACATGGATGAGAGCATTTGAAATAAACTGAAGGTGATGAAGAAGAACATGCCGCACTTCATCGGCAATTTTATGTCCTTCTTCTACGGAAAGGGTTTGAGCTACAGTGATATTTACTTCGGCATGAAGTCTATGACCTATCCATCTCACTCGTATCTCATTAACGTCTATCACTCCTTTAACATGACTCGCTTCACTCTTAATTTTGTCTACTAAATCAGGCTCTACCCCATCGAGCATCCGAGTAAAGACAGCAATAGATGATTCCCAAACGATTTTAAAAATCATCAAAGTCATAAGAAGGCCAATAATAGGATCCGCTAAAGGATAACCTAGCCAAATTCCTATAACACTGAATAAAACTCCTAAACTAACAAGCCCATCTGTTCTTGCATGATAGCCATCAGCAATAAGGGCAGCACTTCCTATTTCTTTTCCTACCTTAATGCGGAAAATAGCCACTCCTTCGTTACCAAGGAATCCAATTATCGAAGCTGCAACAATCGCTCCTAAATATTCAATCTGTTGAGGATGAAAAAAACGGTTAATTGACTCATACCCAGCTACAATGGCACTAATCAAAATTGTTAGGACGACAAAAAATCCAGCGAAGTCCTCAATGCGACCATAACCATATGTGAATCGTTTATTAGGCTTTTTTCTAGCAAATAAGAATGCAATACCTAATGGAATAGCAGTGAGAGCATCACCAAAATTATGAATTGTATCAGCTAATAGGGCAACGCTTCCTGATAGATAAACAATCGAAGCTTGAAAGAGAGTTGTCACCATCAATCCAAAGAAAGACCATTTAACAGCCCATATCCCTCGGCTAGTTGTTAGAATGGTCGGGTCAATCGTTCCATGCTTATGTTCGTGTTGAGTGTGTTCGTGTGAATGCATTTTTATTCCCGATTATAAAACTAGTGGTTATAAAGAGGGATGCATAAAAATTAACGACCCGACGAAATATCTTTATAACCTTTATCGTAATCTAGCTCTAAGCTAGAGAAAAAGCAAGCCAAACAAGTAACCCTCAATCGAAATATTTCTATCCATTTCGCAAGTTAAATTTACAAAAAACTGATTTTGTGATTAAGAGGGGGCGGTTTTCGTGATTCAGATCAGTCGATCTTGTTTACAAAAAAATGAAACCAGAGGAGAGATTGTGAGTGATGGGGGTCGGTTTTGTTGACAACTGTTTACAAAAACTTGACTTCATCCTATTTTCGATTCCACATCGTGATCTGGATCTGTTTTCAGATACAGAAAAAAAACAGATCCAAAATAAAATTAACTCATGTGAGTCAGGAAGGTCGATTTTGTTTACATAGGTTTACAAACTTTTTCCTCGATTCAGAAACCTTTCGTTGATAAGACTAAAAAATCTATTCTTACTATAATGAGCGAGCTTTTTTACACTTCTCAGATATAAAAAAAACATTGTCCTTTCCCTAAATTGTCAAGGAGTTGCGTTTTCAATATTGTGAATGAAGAGGGTCGATTTTGTTTACAGTGTTTACAAGATGTCATTTTAATGTGAGAGGACGTCGACCTATCATCTAAATTCAGCTTGCTGAGCCTTACACCAGCAATACCAAAGTGATTTGTGGTCTTTGTCTTTACGATCAATAATTTGCTAATCGAGCACATAAAAGGGGTTTGCACCAATCCTTTGTTTTTTCTGGAAATAGGTCAGTCACACATTCGAAAGGAGTAGTCTCACTTTGAGTTTTTCTCGAGACTAAAGGGTAATCTCTGACCTTTTCAAAAACTATATGTTTGACTTATTTCTAAATTCTTAAGTTCTTTTTTGCAAAGTTTCTGCAATTTTCACGATTTTTTCCCTTGTTTCGCGGAAAAACACATTGCAAGAGGTAAAAGAGGAGCGGCTATGATAAAAGAAGCTTTAGGCAAGTTCTCTATAATTTCCAGACGTGTTTTTTTCTTGGCTCTCGGAGCGAAGCGGGAGAGAGCCTGTTTACTGCGAAGCTGTAAACATTTTATATTCTAGTTGAATATAATTAGGGTTGTTTACTTAAGGATAAGTCAAACAAAATCAATGACTTACAAAACAGACTGGGATTGAGAAGGGGCGGTCTCGTGAACGAGAGGGGGCGATATTGAGATTGAGGACGGGCGATCCTGTTTACAAACAAGGTGTTTTCAGTGCATAAGAAGGGTCGATTTGGTTTACACTGTTTACAAGAGTTAACAATTTTTTTGAATATCACTTTCCACCTAAGCTTCTAGTGTTTAAGCGCATAAAAATGAATATTCCTTTGTGATTCAGATAGGTCGATTTTGTTTACGAAAATTTATCAGCAAATGCCCTCACTTTGTCAGAGACTTCTTTTGTAATGTGCCTCTTTTCATTTAGGAGAAAACTGACCATTTGTCCAGTGATACCAAGATGATTGCCAAATTGCCTAACGTTAAGTTTGGATTTTTTGTATATTTCCTTAAATTCTTCAATGCCCACAACTTTATCTTCTTTTTTCTCTAATGCAGGTATTTCTCTATTTGCTTGGACAAGTCTTAATTCTTGCCCTAACCACTCGGGTGGAGTAAGTGTAAGAGAGCAGCTAAAAGGGTCTGCACATTCAGAAGGTAAAAACTTTTCTCCAGTGTGAGACCAATCCCCCAAGTATCCATGCTCTTTCATGTAACTTAGTTCAGACTCGAGAGATCTAAGATCCCTCATCTTATATCTTCCTGAAGGGTCTAAATCACACCAGTCCATTAAGCTAGGAATGGATATCTTCTGCTGAGGATTCATTCTCCAGAAAATGGCCAATAATGGAGTCAGGTAAATTGTAAGAGGGTGCTCACGATGGTTCTCCTGGGCAATTTTCTTTAGCAGTTTGGTATATTTGGCAGATTGTCCATCTTTTGGTTCAAATGCGTTTTTATACCAAAAATCAGTGGCTCTCAGCTTGATTTTTTCATCAATGATAACCTTATCGAATATCTCTTGCCTAAATCCATCTATGCTAAAAAGGCGCTCTCCCTGGATGACCTCTTTTTTCCCCTCTTTTTTTCTAGCCGTGATAAAAAGGCTCTGAAAAACTCTGATAATTTCGCTTGCAGTCTTCTTTAATTCATGGTCATAGGTGCCATTAGCCTTTTTTCTATGACCAAGTCTTGCTAGATGATCATTTACACTCCAAATGAAATGGCCCTTTCTAAAATTTTCTTCTAGGCCAATTAAGAAACCTAGAAGATGCCGCAACCCTTCAGCACCGAATGTACGCTTGATATAAAGGGCTAAGCTAACTTCTCTGAAGTGAATGTCCGATTTGAAAAGTGAAATGTCTATTTCAGCCTGTGCTTCTACTTTTGGATTGTCACTCACGACTGCAATATATTTTTCTTCGATTGTTTCCCGTCCATTCAAATAGGAAGTGCTTTTTTCGACTTTTAATATTGAAGATAAGAATTCTTCGGCTTCTTTTTGCTCTATCGCAGTCCATTCAGAGTGAGGCTTGCTTAAGAGTCGTCTTGGAATCATATCTGGTTTGCCAGCAAACATCGCAAGCAAAGTAAACATGAGAGCATGCGATGGAAGTGCAAACGTGTCTTTATTTGACGATTGGTCGATAATGTTTTGAATAGCCTCTTCTATAAGAGAGCGTTGCGCGGTAGGACCCATCTCATTTAGAATATTTTTCAAAGAAACAAGCTGATTGGGAGAAAAGCTTTGTATAGGTGATATGGCAGATTCCCACTCTTGTTTTTCTGATGATTTGATTTTGAGCGACATGCCAAGCAATTGCATATCTTCAACGGAATCTAAAATTTCAACGGTTTTTCCGGTTTTTTTATCGACGACATGGAGTTGGTAACTTGTTTCCGCATCCTTTGGAGGGATGATGAGCTCGCCAACAAGTGGAATTGAAGGCTTTTTTGTTTTTTTTGATTTAGGTTTTTCTTTGGTGTTGTTCATATCGCTCATTTTTTCTCTTTTAGTGTAGACAAGGGCCTGTCAAATACCAGAGAGATGGTTTGATTGGATGGGCCATTGCGATTTTTAAGAACAACAAGGTCGAAATCTACAGTTCGAGCCATGAGGGATTCTCCCTTGCTGTCTGATTTTTCTTTAGCTTCATTCCAGATACCTAAAACAAGCTTAGCATCGTTTTCAATATCGCCAGCTTCACGCAGGTTGTCGAGTCGTAAAACTTCTTGCTTGGTGTTGCCCCTGCCAAACTGAGCCCCAAGAATGATCGGAACTGAATTGAATTTTGCTGTTTCCAGAATTGTTTCAGAGATTTTTTGCAGTTCTAGCTGTCTTGTAGAGGATCTTCCTTTAAATTTTATTTTTTGAATATAATCAATGAAGATGGCCCCCATTTTTCCCCGCTCTTTTAAACTGGCGATGACTTTGCTTAGGTCATCCACAAAATAAGGAAAATCACTGACAACCAATCTGTGGCTTTCAGTCAGGGATTGAAGAAGAGCAACTCCTTCATTGATCTTAGGATTTTTTGTAAAACCCCCTCTCAGATACCCCTCTAGGTTACCAAGATTATTGGCTTCGTTGATGAATTCTCCTGTTAAGATATTCAGAACTTTTAAAAGAATTTGATTTTTAGGTTCTTCGTAAGAGAAAAAGTAAAATTCTCTATCTGGGTAGAGCTTGACCATATTAACGAAAAAATTGAGCAATGCGGTTGTTTTTCCGTGCGAAGGCCTTCCTGCAATAATGGTGATGGCCTCTTGAGGTATTTGGATAGTGGCATCAAGCGATTTGTATCCAGTTTTCAGGCCTTCTTGGATATTTGATAAATCATGCTTTAAGTTATCTACGGTATAGGGCTTAAGCAGAAAGTCATCTTTTTTATGCTCTTTTTTCAGTTGAGAAAGAATCTGCTCAGCTTTCTTTATTTCTCCGATCGAAATGAGCTTTTGAGTCTCTGCAAGTGCCTTTTTGTAATTTTCCTCTTCATCTTTCTTTTTTTGCTCTTTTAGAGATTTAGCCATAATGTCATCAATTTCATTAGGGCTAAGATTGAAAATTGCTTCCATTTCTTGCTTGAAGATACTCTTGTCTAAAGCATCTTCAATTTTAACATATTCTTTGGAGGCTCTTCCTAATGCAGAATAACGACCCATATCGGTGTTCAGATCATCTTTATAAGCAAGATAGGAAGGAAGCCATCTCGCTCGCGATTGAGCTTTTTCTTGGATCAGTTTTTTAAATGCGTCATGACCGTTAGCTTTGACGTATTCATCCGGATCCTTAAATGGACTGAGGAGATGAGGAGGAAGAATAAATGCTTTGATTCCATTTGCTTCCAAAATGTCTGAGGCTTTTTTAGCCTTTTCAATAGATCCAATCTCCCCTTTGCTATCCTTAGAATCATTGTCAAAAATAATGACGACACTTTCTATTTCATAAATCTTTAAACTTTCGAGGTGCTTAGAAGATAACTCTCCTTGACCGGTTGCAACGATGTTTTGAATGCCAAGGCTAGGGAGATAGGCTGCATCTGGAAGCCCTTCGACGAGAAGAAGCTGGCTTTCGCGTTTGCATTTATAAATGTTGAAGAGATCGTCTTTTTTGAGGCCAGCTGTATAGCTCCATCTATAAAGCTTTCCATCGGAATCTAGAACTCCTTCTTTGATGGTTGCTCTTTTTGCAAAGCCCAGTATTTTTCCGAACTTGTCTCTATATGGAAGCGCTGCTCTAAAAAGATCTCCCCCCGCGCCATTGAGTTTAATTTCGCTTATTTCGTGATGTCTTTCAGGAGGAAGCTGGGACCTTAGGTGCTCTCTGATTTGCGCATCCTTGGGCCAATAAATCCATTCTGTCGCCAGGAGTTTAGTAGCATCATACCCTCTTACTTCCGTCAGATATTGGAATGCTTCTTTTCCTTCTTTTTTCGCGAGCATGGTTTTCCCATATTCGAAGACTAATTCATACAGGTTGGCAAGGGCGTAAGATTTTTTAGTCTCAGGAGCAATTGGCTTATGCTTATGCAGTTCATCTAGTAAGTCATAGCGAAATGTTTCTGCTAGATATTTGCATGCATCTACATAGCCTAAGCCTTTTTCCCTTTGGACGAGTTCTATTACATCAAAGGATTCATTACAGCTAAAGCAATGAAATTGGCTCCATCCAGAACCAAGCCTGAAGCATTGACCGGTTTTGGACTCATGCCCTGAGATGCATTTTCCGACCAAATAACCGCCAACGCGCTTAAGGTTTAATTTATGATGGAGGTCTAGGTGTTCAGCTACCTCCTCAATGCGTATAGAGGCCTTTAGTTTTTCTTTTACCAAATTATCAATCATGCTCGGTCCCCGTCAGACTTCTATTCAAAGCCAACTATTTCTCTGTTATTTTGTTTGTTGTTCATCTTCCATTTTGATGAGCCACTGAATGGCCTCGCAGATCATTTCAGATTTTTCTGTTTTACGTCCTTGCAACATCCGATTTGCATAAAGATCATTGAAAGCTTTGTAAATGTCTTCAGTCAAATTAAAGGTCATTTTATAGGTTGGAATTTTTTGTGTTTGCTGTTTTGTAGTTGGAAATATGGTTGTTGGCCGGGTTGTTTGAGTTTCTTGTTTAACATCCGGATTAGTTTCCAGCTTTCCATTTTGTTGGATTGTTGTGTGGCCAGCTTTATTGTTAAGCGATTGACTTATTTCCTGGAAAGATGGGCTTCCAACTGGTTGGGAATCTGGCTTATTTTCTAGTTGGACTTCTGGTTGGATTGTTTGTTTGCTTTCTGGTTTACCATCTTTCTGGTTGTCCATCTTCCCAACCGATTGATTATCATACATTTCATCAATAGATAACTTGGCTTTTTTCTTGATTTCGCTAATTCCTGACATATGCACCCAACCTTTCCATTAGTTCGTTTGTAAAATCATGGTAAGCTTTAGCGCTTGAGCAATTAGGATCGAAATCGAAAATAGCTTTAGCTGCTTCTTGTGATTCCTTCAATTTAACGTTTTCAGGAATTCGTGTATTAAATACTTTCTCTCCGAAGAGATCATTAATGGCATCGTAGATTCTTTTCGAATGATTGGTAGACATTTTGAAGAAAGTGAATAGGACTCCGAGAATTTCAGCGCGATGATTGACCAATTGACCGACTTTCTTATTTGTTCGGTTGATGGTATCCATGAAATTCTGCATTCCAGCTAGGTTGAAGTAGTCCAACCCAACAGGCAATATAATATAATCAGCTGCTAATACAGCATTTGTAAGAAGGGTACCAAATGTAGGGGAGGTATCAATGATTATATAATCGTAGGTGAGATCGACTAGTTTTGAACGAAGAGCGAATTCTTTAGCTTGAATTTGAGCGAGTTTAACATCTGCTACAGCTAAAGAGACATCTGAGGGGAGAATATGAAGACCTTCTATATAGGTGTCTTGCACTATATCTTTGACTTCGCATTCTTCTTGACAAAGCAATTCAGCAATCGTTTGACGATTTTCCGTTTTGATTCCGAGGCCTATTGTGGAGTTGCCTTGCGGGTCTAAGTCTATCAATAAGACTTTCTTGCCAGCATAAGCTAAACCAGCCGCAAGGTTGATGCTAGAGGTCGTTTTCCCGCATCCTCCTTTTTGATTGGAGATGGCTATTTTGAACATTGATTGAGTCCTTGGGTTAAATGAGTCCGTAAGCCACCAATCTAATCCAGTCGCCTATTTAAGTAAACAGTGAATTGATGATTTACTGGAATCAATGATACTGCTAAGATGAGGAACATCTCAATAATGGTTATAGCAAATCGATACAAGAAGAAGGTAGGTAATGGCTAAAAAACCTGTTAAAGAATTGCCTGAGAAGCCAAAAAGGGCTCGAATTACTTTGGAATGCTCCCCTGAAACGAGAAAAGCAATCAGGATTATGGCTGCTCAGAATGACAAAAGCATGAATGATTTCATTCTTTCTATTGTACTAGAAAAAATGAATGTAAAATAAGTGCCCGGTGCCTAGTCATTCTGATTAGGCTCACTTCTCTTTCTTTAAAACGAAAGAGAAATGCTACCTCCCGTTATAAAAAATAAATTATTTGTATCCAAAACTGGATGGCTTATTTTCTGGACACCCAGCCGGATGGATAGTAGGAATGTCGGGTGGTTGTCTGGTTTTATGGATGTCCAGATCAGTGGTATATTGGTATGTTGGCTGGTTTAGAAGATTTCCAGATGGATGGTTGGTTTTCTGGTATACCATTTATCTGTTTAAATGGAAAACCAGGAATCCAACCATATTATTTTCATTAATTTAGCCATTTCGACCTTGATTTCGGCTTCTTATTTTATTCTATTGAACTGAAGCTATCGCTGATTTTTCTTTTATTTTTAAATCATAACTTATGACTTTGCTGTCTATTTGTTCAGGTGTTAGCCCAGACATTAAGGCATGTTCGTTTAAGCAAATTTGATAATTAGGCTCACTTCTCTTTCTTTAAAACGAAAGAGAAATGCTGCATTCCTTTATAAAAAGTAAATTATTTATAATCCAAAACTGGATGGCTTATTTTCTGGACATCCAGCTGGATGGATAGGAGGAGTGTCATTTGGTTGTTTGGTTTTCTGGATGTCCAGTTCAGTGGTTTATTGGTATGTTGGCTGGTTTAGAAGATTTCCAGATGGATGGTTGGTTTTCTGGTAAACCATTTATGTGTTAAAATGGAAAACCAGAAACCCAACCATATTATTTTCATTAACTTATATATTCTGACCTGATATCGGTTTCATACTTTATTCTATTGGATTGAAGCTATCGCTAATTTTTCTTTCATTTTTAAATCATAACTTATGACTTTGCTGTCTATTTGTTCGGGTGTTAGCCCGGACATTAAGGCATGTTCATTTAAGCAAACTTGATAATTAGGGTCGGCATTATTTTTTAAAGTAGCAAGTGTTTCTAGGTTTGCAGGGGGGATTGCAACATCTGTGTGAGAGTTGATAAATCCTTTTACAGCCTGCCAAGTGACTAATGTTCGATGGGGAACAATGGGTGTATAAAAAGGATCCATCCCTTCCACAGAAACTAAAATTTTAGTTGATTCGATGTGATGTAAAATATTTGGCGACCCATCAGTGTGAACGATTTCTAACGATCCGTAACATTTCGCATCGAAATCAAACGAGATTTGCTTGCCAGGGTAAATGCTTTTAAAAAATTCTTGAGCTTCATAGTAGTTCATTTTTTTTCTCCTAGATAAAATAACTCATCATAAATTGATAACCAACATTGCCGGCTACAGAATCTTGAGCAGTTGCGTTGTAAGCATAGGCACGGCATACTGTCGATGCGATTTGAGCTTGGATGCTTTCAACCAATTGATTGGTTACCACCCTATATAAACCAGCAGTTGTCTGCCCTACTCCTAAACCATCATTCCTTACTGTGAACGGAAGCCCTCCAATATTGACTAGTCCAGTTCCAGAATTAGATTGGGTGGATGAATTGTAAACAATATGGCAAGTATTTCCTATTCGTTGGTAGTAGCCAAATTGAAAAAAATAAACCCCAGAGCCCGCTGTGGTTGCCCCAGTCAAAGTCGGGGTGAATGTGCCTTCTGAAAAATTTGACAGGATGTTTGTTCCTGAATTAAACGATATTCCAGAAAACCAAATATTCCCTGTTGTGGGGTCGGCTGTTAAAATTGTGCTTCCAGAGGAAGGATCAATCGTTCCGCTTGCTGCATGGGTGATTTTTAGTCTATTAGAATCGGAAAAATCCACTCCTATTGCGTAAGAACGACTTGTAGCTATAGAGAGTTGATACCAAACATCACTAGACACTGTTGGTTGGTTGACGGTGGCTGAAGAAATAATTTTAGCTTTATAGAGCGTATTATTCTCAGAATTGTTTGTTGCCATGAATTCTTCTCCTCACAGGGCCTAGGATTTAATTTATAGACAAAGTTGTAAATAATATAGTTGAATGACTGTTGGTGTTTTCAACTATTCAGTAATCAGTTTTTTAATTAAGTTTATTAAATAAATTTAATTGCTGATTTTTTATAAAATGCATAATTTCCCAAAAATTTGGTTACCTTTAATTTTTCAATAAATTTGTTTTGTCTAATTATTTATTATTTCATCTAGACCTCAATGTGATTAAAAATGCTCAATAATAATTATTTTTCCGGCGGCACCTATGCCACCTGCTCCTGAATTGGCTTGAGCTGATATTCCGCCACCACCGCCACTACCGGCACCACCAGGGAAACCTCCATTTCCGCCAATTCCTCCTGTCGTTCCAGCTTTTGCTCCGCCACCGCCTCCACCACCAGTACCACCACTAACTAAACCTCCGGTCGTAAGAGCAGAACTTCCATTACCACCGTTTAGGGTTCCTGTTTCTATTCCTCCGGACCCACCGGTTATCTTCACAATAGAATTTGCATTTGTAATATTACCGCCGGATCCCCCAGATCTTGCAGTGCCCGTATCTCCGCCACCACCACCGCCCCCTCCAGTAGGTAATATATTACCTACTACTGCTTGTACGCTAGTTGATGAAGCTATAGTTCCACCAGTACCCGTGCTAGCAGCAATCGAAGGAGCAAATTCAGTGAATAAATTACCACCAGAAGAAGCGGAAGTGTTAGTAGTTGTCCCTGCATTTCCAGGATTTCCACCAGCACTTATCAAATTTCCAAATGTTGTATTATTCCCCGATGTTCCAGCATTACCGTTTGTGTTATCTGTGGTTTGTGCTACACCACCATTTGCAGATGCTCCCACTGAATATGATTCGGTATCACCAAAAAAAGAAGCAGGAATCGTATAGTATCCTGCTCCTCCAGAACCTCCTCCTCCCCCACCTGAAGATACTGTAGAAGATCCTTTTCTCCCAGAACCCCCGCCAGCGCCTCCACCCCATAAAAATACTTCAACCCACTGGGTACGAGAGTCCTTGGTCCATGTTCCAGAAGAAGTAAAGGTAGAGACTTTAGTTGAACCATTTATACTATTGCGTAAAACCATATTTACCCCTTTTTAGAAGTGCTCGATGACTATTATTTTACCAGCGGAGCCCGCACCACCAGCTCCTGAATTGGCTTGTGCGGATATTCCACCGCCTCCGCCACCACCAGCACCTCCAGGATTACCTCCATTTCCGCCAGTTCCACCTGTCGTTCCAGCTTTTGCCCCACCCCCGCCTCCGCCAGCAGAACCACCACAAATTAACCCACCACTAGTCACAGAAGGATTTCCATTACCTCCATTTAGCGTGCCTGTTTCTATGCCAGCGGTTCCGCCGGCTACGTAAGTAACACCATTTGAATTAGTAATTGCACCACCAGCTCCTCCAGATCTTGCAGTAACAGTATCGCCCCCGCCTCCACCGCCACCTCCTGTAGGTGAAAAAGTAATTACTGCTGCTGTTGTATCTCCTGCGGTATTTCTTCCAGCACCACCAGGATTAGTTACAACGGAGGAAATAGCATACGAAGTGTTTAATCCTCCACCGACACCATTGATACCTGATGAAGTTCCTCCGCCTTGGCCCGCACCTCCACCAACAGCTATCATATTTCCAAATGTTGTATTACCTCCGGTAGTTCCATTATTACCATTTGTCGCATCTACGGTTTGGGCTACTGCTCCACCAGCGCTAGCTCCAATTGTATAAGACTCTGTGGATCCAAAAAATGAAGAAGGAGCTGCAAAATATCCTGAGCCTCCAGAACCACCACCGCCACCTCCGGAAGATGAAGCGCTAGTTCCTTTTCTTCCGGAAGCTCCACCACCACCTCCGCCCCATAAAAATACTTCTATCCACTTCGTACGAGAGTCCTTTGTCCATGTTCCAGAACTAGAAGTATAAGTTGTGATCTTAATGGAACCGTTTATAGCATTATTTGTGGCCACAAGTACTCCTTATTCGTTAGAAGGACTCTAACGCTCCTTGTAAATTTACAGATAAAATACTTGCTGCTAACCGTGCTTTAGCTTCGTTATAGGCGGCTTCTCTCTCAGCTTTGCTGGTATCATCCTCAGGAGGTTTCATAATAGAAAGAGGTCTTACATAATCCTGTAAGTTTTCCATCCAGATATCTCCCATTGCAGCTTCCTGGGTTTCTTTTACCACGTAACCTGCTGGCGGTTTCCATTGAGTCACTCCATCCCACATAATGACATTGGTAACCACATTATTTTGATCTATGACTGCATATCTACTGCTCATCAATTTCTCCTTTAAAATATTTCAAACACGAGTTTATACGACGGTCAAGTTTCCGACTGAACTTAGAACTCTCCATGTCGTATTGGCAACTACGCAAAGGCACTCTAAAGCATCTCCAGAATCTGTCGAAGCTAGGCTTCCCCCAACTCCAGCAGTTGTTGCCACATTTCCAAATTTAACTGTTTGGGATGCGTTTTGTGCCAATAACCAACCACCTGCACCATTTCCAGCTATTCTGAAAACTGTTCCTTGTGCTGCTGTTGTTGGAAGGGTCAGAGTGCATAAAGAGGCATTATCAGCGATATAGCCGGTATTAACAGCTATTGCTTGAGAAGTGCCTGTGACGTCTACCCAGGAGGTAACACCACCACTGCCACCCGATGAAGCTGCCCATTTAATACCTGAAGTTTGAGAAGAGTCGGCTGTTAAAACAAAATTATCTGTTCCAACAGTCAAAGGGGTAAAAGTACCTACTCCTGTGCCGACAAGGATAACCCCCTTCGCGGTGTAATCTGCAAAACCTATTAAGGTATCTGCTGCTCTATTTGGGAATGTATAAACGCCTGCACCAGCAAATTGGTTGGTGAGAGTGAAATCTCCACTACCATTATGTGTGACAGTTCTTTTGGTGGTACCACCACCAATGCTAAATCCAACCGATAGGTTAGAGATATCTAGGTTGACTGATGAATTGTGAGCCATTTTTCTATCCCTCTTGTTATTTTTTTAAACGAATTTCATGAAAGCTATTCGTTTTTTTTAGAACTCGTCGTTATACGCTTTAATTCAGGTTTGAGTCTGTTAGGTGTCTTCTTTGGGGATTCTAATAGTTTGATTTCTTGGGTGATGTATTCTTGACTTTGAGCAATGAGTTGTATCAGGGAGCTTTCGAGGATAAGAAACCTGTTTCTCATTTCTTCTATAGACTGCTGGAGTGCAAAAATGCGGTTCACTTCAGTTTGTTGCTGGATAAGTAATCGCTTAGGCGCGCAATCTTTGATAATTTTTGGTTGACCCTGCCCATTTTCTTGCCACCAGGACTCCAGATAATTGGGACAATCCTTTTCCGAAGAACATAACTTTGCCTTTACGAAAGGACAATTTTCACCGCATGAAGTGCATTCCATTGAGTTACCTATTTAGTTAAGCTTGTTTTTGGCATAAAATTCCTACTACTGCTAACGGCCTCCAAGAAGCGCCGTGATTGTGTGGTAAACATTGATTGGTATTTACGTCTGTGCCAGCTCCGGCGATTCCTTCCGTTGGAGCTCTTGGACGAGGTGAAGGGTTATCGTTTCGAGTTCCTTTCACGTGAGTAATTTTTGTGTTGTCAGTATCCTTGCCACAGATGATATTGTGAGTATGGTTAGGGATTTGATTGATATTCAAAGTAGCGTCTGACTGTTGCCAAGTTCCTGCTACAGTATTACCTGCAGGGCCATAAAGACCGCCTCGCAAAGCTAAAACACAATCTCCTAAAAAGTTGATAGGTAACCATCCGTCTGGTGCCACGTTTTGATAAAACCAACACAATGTTCCTGCAGGCAAACCCACTTGATCAAATCGAATTTGATAATTATTGGAAGCGCGTCTGACCATAAAGAGATCACTTGCTACTGCTTGCCCAGTAGGCAAGGTAGGAAAAAGAGAAATGTCAATAGAGCGAACTTTATCAACGGTCACCTGTTTATCGGTTAACCCTTGTCTAATGATGGTTGTATCTCCATCATTGGCAATCGAAGCGACTGGCAAACCTGGAATTTGTACTGACATAAGTCTCCTTTACGCTGTTGGGTAGGTTTTTGTTTGGCCCCAAACGAGAATATCGGTAGCTGCTCCACCGTTTACGATTTGGTTCCCTGCTAAGGTCCCAGCCCCAAGAGTCAATGTATTATTTGAAATAACAGTCAAAGTAGGAGCTAATCCTGTTTTTTTTGCTCCAATGGCAAAGATGTAACGAGTGGGATTTGCAATATCGACGGCAGTTAGAGTGATTAAAACGTTGTCATAAGGGAAAAGACCTACCCCATTTCCATCTGTCAAAACAGCTTGTTCTTCTTGCTGTTTTAAGAAAGAAAGCCATCGATAGGTGTATCTGGATAACCAGTTAAACCAATTGCGAGGAGGAAATTCTAAGCGAGCCCAACCTTCCAATTTCTTTTCAGTAGGCGGTTCAAGCACGTTGTTTTGTCCAGATATTGGATCTACGACATCGTTTTCAGCCCATTCTGGTAAGATTGAAGGTTTGAGTACCATTATTAACTCCTTAAGGTGTTGGGGGCTGCGAGCCGTTATACATGATGACTTCGGTTAATTGACCTGCCCCGGTGGTGTCAATTGGAGTTCCAAATTCGGCAAATCCTCCTCCGAAATCTGGATTAGTCACCCTGCCAGCTTGAACAGCCAGAAGATCGCCTGTGTCTATTTCTAAGTTTACTAAATCAAATGGATCAGCTTCGTTAGGTGCGACAAGTAGTAGATCCACGATGGGGTCACCGCTAAATACAAAAGGAAGCGGAACGCCATAAGTTGCAGTAATTGGAGTGTATTGAACGCCCGCTGGACTGACAGATTGAATAGCTGTGACGAGTTGTTCAGGAGGAACTGGAAAAACCAATCCATCGGTAGACATTTGAAAAGCAGCTGGATAATATTCATGATAACGGATCTGATTCGCTTTAGTGAGAAATTGGAGAACGGTAATCACTTCTTCAGGAGTTCCGTTTGCCTTGTTTATAAATATTTGAAATTTCAATCGTTCTCTGTAATCTTCATCGGATTCATCAGGTAAACGAGCGAGTCCAAGAATTTGACCAATCCCATCAAGCTGATCCCCAATCGACGTTTCCAAAGAACGTTCGAATTTCAAATCCTGATCGACGTTGTCTATTTCTTGCATTGAGGTAACAAAGGCACGAATAAGCCTTTGAAAACGGCTATATTCTCCATCGACAAGGCTTTGTTGAAATTGACCCGCTAAAAGGGCAATAGCTCTTTGAACGTGATTGGTTATTCTAACCATGTCAACCTCTCAAACGGCCGTGTAGACCATTTTGTTGATGCCGGCAAAATGGTCTTTATCATACTGTCACCGTTATTCTTGTTAGATCAAAGATAGCAACTTCGTTTTCTGCGATGCTGATATCTGCCGTGCCGAATAGGGGACTATCACCTGGTAAATTTGTGGATGCAATTTGCATCACTCCGCTGGCAATGCCGGGAACATTGAAAATCTGAGCAAGAACACGTTGCAATAGTACGTCTACGCCTATACCTAAGTTAGATCCATATGTATTAATGGCAGCCGCCACTAAATCCTGGCCATTAGGCGGAAACACTTCTTCCGCATATAGAGTTAAGGCAACCGTAACCCAAATGTAGATGGGGGTGGGGCGGCTAAAATTGATGACTTGGAATTCACCTTGTGAGTCGGTGATGGTAAACGCAGTATTTCCGAACGTTTGGATACCTGCTGGTTTCGTGGTCCAGATTTTATTTGCGACGTCAGCATCAGTGCCTCCTTGTACGACAGCTTCAAAACTTTTTGGAAATCTTCCCCCTTTAATAACCGCCGTTGCTTGTGAAGCCCCTCCACTAACGGTAAAGTCATTAGGAATCATAATCACTTCGATAGCGCTAGCCATGTTCATCGTGATCGTTCTATTGGCAGTTCCACCAACGGTTGCCGTTACAACTTCAGGTTGATTTTGAATTAAGGCTGCAATCACGTTCATTGTGGCTAAATGAGAAACAGCAAAGGTGACGGTTGGTAAGGTCGTTCCATTGAGGACAACTACGATTGTGTTGCCTGAGACTAAATCTTGGTTTAATACGATCAAAATAGGTTCTTGAGTCAAATCTCTATTCTCGAAAACGAAAGCAGAAGTGACTCCGGGAACTTGCTGAAGCAATCTAGCTCTAATTGATTCGACGGTTCCAGCACCTAATAATCGTAAGGAATTATTTCGACGAATTCTTAATTCTGCGTCTGTTTCGATAAGACGGCCTGTTAATCCAGCTTTTGGATTATTTATTGATATCCAACCAGAAATAGGAGTTAGGATTTCGGTCAAAGTATTAATAGGGGCGACAATTGGACCAAAATCCTGAGATAAGAAAACAACAGGGGTAGCTTGTGCTGTGATATTTAAATTTGTTCCAACAGCAATGGAAAAAGGGACATCTGTATCATCGGCATTTACGGTAATGGTTCCGTCCATATTATCTATGGCCGTCACAGGTTGAGTGCCTGCATTAATGACGGAGGTCAAAGCTGCCGTTAATAAATTGTTTGATCCAGGAATCTGATAGGTTATGGCATAAGTTGGCTGACTTACTCCGCCTGTAATCACAATTGAATTAATTATGACATTGAATCCAGCATTTGGAATAATAGTTATTATATTACCAGCTGGAGTTCCTACAGAGAAAACCGCTGGAGAGGTGGCAATCATTGCGGCAATGGCTGCGTTTGTGAGTGCGCTATTTGTAGTGAAAGGGACTGCGCCTAAGGCCACGCCATTCAAAGTAACTACGATAGAGTTAGAAGCAACGAAGCTTCCTGTGAAAGTGATAACTGGTAATGAATAGCTAAAGGCTTGATTATTGATTAATGCGGTATAAGGTTGAGCTGCCAGTGCAATCACTTGAAGAGTCGCTGCCGCTGCTTGAGTTCGAGTGATAATTGTGTTTTCTCTAGCAAAGAACACGGCTCCAGTATCGGGAATTCTAGCAAGTGCGCCTTGATTTATCAGTGTTCCTTCTAATCCAACACATACGCCAGTTACTCTCGTTTGTTGAGCTGCTAGGCGTGTAATGCCATTAAATTGAACGACGTTATCTAAGCTAATTCCCTCAGCTGAGTTGGGATATTGGCTGAAGTAAACATCTTCCATATTTTCCCACAGATCGGCTAAAACCTTTGAAAATACTCCGATTTGCTGGCCAAATATAGATTGCGGATCTAAGTTGATATCGCCAAATTCTGCGAGCAGCTGATTTTCTAAATCAGTTTGAATATCGACTAATCGTTTAGCTTTAAATCCCTGAGCGGTTAAACCAAATGTCATGTTAGTAATTCCTGCGTTATCGTGATTTGCCCTTGGACAGTGTCCACAGAGAAAGTCACGGAATAAATACGCCGTGTATCGTCAAAATTACTTGAGAAACTGAGAATTTGGTTTACGCCTCGAGTAGAAAGAATCTCTTGTTTGAGAACACTTTCCATTCGAATTTGATTGGGGGATTTGATGAAAAAATCTTGATAATAGGAAACGCCTGCAGTGATATCTAAGAACCATTCTCCCAAAATAAAGCGCAAGCGAATGGCTAGATTTTGAGCGATCTGGTCTTGATCCTCAACGAATTGCAAGTCAAAATCTTGTAAGAGTAAATCGCCAGTTGTTGTGTCTAGCGCTATATCTTTCATGAAGCCTCGTTAACTCAAAAACGTTTCCTAATACGTTTACAGATGGGTATTTGAGTTAATTAAGGCTATTGGATACTTGAGTAATTTTTAAGGGATTGTACCCTTAAGAGCATCTATAGATGCTTTCAATGTGGCGTATGTCGGCACTGTGCCTTGGAATATTGGGTTTCCAACTGCGGTTGTCACCGAGGTTGTCAAAATTCCTAGTATTTTACTGACAATATCGAGAACCTCTGTAGAGGTGTTCCCGATCGCTACTTTACCAGCAGTTTCAATTTGAATGTCACCACTTTCTTTGATTCTTATATTAGAGCTTTTATAAGTTAAAAGCACGTCCGAGTTGTTCTCAGCTAAAGAATTTTCTGTAAAAGGAAAAAGCCCCATGATTGCAATAGCATCGGATAGGTCGAATTTCCTTGGATCGTTGGGTGCTACATTGCCTCCTACTGATTTCCAAAGATCTGTACTCCTTTCAATAAACAAAAGCAAGCAGGTGTCACCTTGAACAACTGGAAAAGTCAAACTAGCACCGCCTGCTTTTGGAAAAATTACTGGGACATTACTTAAAATAGGCAAATCCAATGTAGTCCCATCTAAATAACTCTTTTTCAATGCCGGTTGGACTTCAGCTTTTTGCTTCGTATAGTCATAAGAAACAATGACGCCAGGCAAAGCGGTATGGACATCATAAAGCTGAAATTGAATTGCTTGTCTTAAAGCATCAGTGATCGTTGTCATTCTTCATCACCCTGTGCTATTGTTAAACAATCAAGGAGTCCATCGCGGACTTTTGATAAAGCCCAACCTAATTCTTCTAAGCCATCATCGTTATTTAAATAATGATTTACAAACTGATCCCTTTTATATTGATCGCCCCAGCCACAAAATTCAATATTTAGTAACTGGTCGAGTTTTTCTCTTATTCTTCCTAAATCTTCTAAACGTTCTGCCTTCATACTAAAATCACTTCCATTATTGATCGCCAATTTGGACCAAATAGATCACCTTCGTGTTTAATAGAAAAAACAGCGTAAGGGCCATTAAGTCCGATGCGTTCTGATTTAATATTGAGTCTATCGCCTGGGAGAATATCTGGTCGAAGGGTAGTTTGAACAATGTAACCAGTGCGAGGGCCATCCAAATAAACAGCCGCTCTTTTATCTGTATAACGTTGAGGAATGCCAATCATGCCCGTATCGGCATTAATTTCTATCGCAGGCTTTGAGGTGGTACCATATTGAGGAATGATTTGAAGCTTTCCATTTTGGACGCTCCATCTTAAACCAAGTCTTAAAACTGCTTTGTCTAGGGCATTTTTACCCATTCCAGCATATTCAAATCCTTGCTCATAAACAACGTTGTCAGTAGCAGTAAACTCAGAAATAGATAGCCCAAGTTGATCGGCGATTGTCTGGACAACCTGACGCACTGGGACCTTTTCCTTGAAGCTAACGGTAATAGACTTCTGATTAAGAACTCTTTCTCCATCTCCACAATCAAGGGTAGTGACGATTTCTGGCTGATCGTAGGCATGGCTGACTTGAGTGGTGTTACCAATGAAAAGGAGTTGCTCACCTGCATCTTGCCTATATCCTGCGGACAATATAACTTGGTCTCCATAATCCTTAATCCTGTTTCTATTTTCTTGGCTGAGATTCCAAATTTTGACAGAAGCGGTATTGGTTGACCAGGCTAAATTCTTTTGTATCGAGAAAGAAATACGTAAAGCTGAGAGTTTGATCGTTCCAATATAACCATTGAAAGTATCATTTCTAAGCCCGACTTCTACAGATGCCATTCGATCAAATCTTGCCATTTAAACGAACTCCCCAAGAGTGTAATAGATGAGTTCAGTCACTTCGCCCATGTCTAACCGTTGAATTTTTCCTTCTCCTCCAATGATATTTTGACAAACAATTTCCCCCCGTGGCTTCCCATCATTGACAAATTGAGCGGTCAAATCGTAGTTAGACACTACTTTTATCCCTAGAATGATAGGCACTAAATCACGAGTTAAAATGTCCATAACCCAATATTCATTCATGGCGTTCCATCTGAAGGATAAAACAAAGGTTTGGCTGTCCAATTCGATCTGTTCTTGCCATTGGGCTGGTTCTTTAAAAGGTATGATCTGCATTATGCCACCCCTAGAATTAGATTCTTGCTAGCCAAAACATTGGGAAGAATAGTCGGTTGAACAGGAATTAAGGACTGGACTCCAACATTAATTCCACTCGACGCCTGATCTTTTAAGCTGTTAATAGGATCGTTTTGAATGAGGGGATAATTAGCATTTGAAGCCACAATGTCTCTGGGTATCTTATTCTGTACTCCTCCAAATACGTTTCCTTGATCGAGCTGCAATCTAACGCTGGTATCTATGACAAGCCTTTGTAGTTCGATGGTAAACGTTAAGGATTGCCCTGTTTTCATGTCTCTTGGGACATCTAAAACTGTGATGGCCATGTTTTGATAAACTTTCAATCCTGTGACCACTGTCACTGGTTGCCTTGATTGATGAAGGGCAATCAGGCGGTTAAACGCATCAATTGAACGGTTGAAAGGAGCGAAAACACTTAAGGGGGTATCTGTAACAAGCCCAACCAATACCAATATGTCTGGTTCGTTGATAATGTGATCCGATAGGATTGTACCATCTTCAATCGGGTAATTCGTTACACGCGAAGCAAACCGATGCTCTTCACGAATGGTAACATCAAGATCAATCGATCCAACTTTGGGGCTTGGATATTTCTTTCCAAAGAGTAGAGATAATACCATTATTCCACCTGCGGATTGTTGTTATAAATTTCTCGAATCTTATCTATGAAGGCATTGTCAAAGGCTTCATCAAAAGATTGCTTAATCGCAGTTTGTTGTTGTTCAGTTGTGCCAGGTGGAATTTGCATATCGACTTTGGTATTGATATTAAAATTAGCAGGTAGTTTTCCTAGTTTTTGCTGCTCTATTAAGGCATTGAAAAAGAAGGCATCTTCTTCAGCTGCTTTCCTTTTAACCATGTTAAGAGTTTCACCACCGAATAATTTGGCGACTTGCTCATTGATCGCATCCGCAATAAATGAAAATCCCCCCTTAATTCCTTCTGTGGAAAAGACATCTGCAATCACTCCAAAGCCTTTAAAAGCATCTCCATTTAAAATTTGGGTGAATATTCCAAGAGCCTCAGTGATGGCAGGCAAGAGCTTAACTACGAAAACTTCTGTCAGTTGTGTTAGCTGATTTTTAAAAACCGCTAGATTTCGAGAATATTGGCTTAGACTTGGGATTCCATCTTTCAAGGCCTTAGCATATTCGGTATGTTTTTCTGTCAGCAATCCAATGCTATCGCCTGCTGCCTTGGCAAAATCTATATATTTCTGGGCGTCTTTTTCACCGAAGAAAGCGACAGCAACCTTTAATTTATCTCGATCATTGCTAAGAGTATTGATATGCTTGAGGATGTCGATAAATAATTGATTAGCATTCTTCAATTCACCAGTGAAATTATCTCTAATTTCTATCCCTGTGTAATAAGCGATTTCTTGAAGCTGCCCCATTCCCCATTGAGCATCTTGAAGCATTTTATTCAAACTTGAAAGGGCAGCATCAAAATTACTTGGATCAATTCTAAACTCTTCGGCAGCTCTTCTTAGCTTAATAAATTCTTCGAATGAAATGCCTATGCTCTTCGCAAGATCATTGGCATCTAATGTAGCGTTTGCAATGTCATTGAAAAAGTCTAGGGTTTTTGCAACAAATGCAGTTGCAGCTGTTGCTGCAATGGCAAATTTTGTTTTAAAACCGATGATTGTGCGATTAAATTGCTCAACGCCTCTTTGATCGACTTGAAAACCTAATCTAGTGACTAATTCTCTAACGACTGTCATTTCTTCGACCTTTTCCTTTTAGATTCTTCCATCAGGTCGAGTCGCATATCCAGCAAAGCATTTGCCCTCAACAGATCATCTAGATTCCATGTGCGCTCGATTTCCTCTAAAGAAGCTATTCCTTCCAATACTAATCGCCAGAGAAGGAATTCATCTTTTAATTCCGTATGGAGGTTTTTCTCGTATCTGGCTGACGATTCTGCGGCATCGGTGTTGCTTCCTTGAATAGGCCTCCAATACCGCTCTCCCCAAAAAAAGAACCGAAATTGCAATCCACGACGAAAGCCAAAACCTGCATCAAAGTGGGTAGATCTCCTGCAAATTCAACATCTATTACAGAATCGGTTAATTCCATTCCCTCTTTTCTGACTCCTTGGCATAGCTCAAGGACTAAACTTTCAAATGTTTTGTCATCCAATTGAGACATTAAGGATTCAATAGCTTTGACGGCTTCTCCTTTTGAAAAAGGAAGTCCGGCCATGCTTTGATCTTTGCCTCCCGGAAGGAATAATTGGGCCAAAGCGGGTCCAAATATTCGCAGAAGTTTTGCTTTCATCCTCAAAGCTCTTCTGGCTGGTAACTGAGTACAGCTATAAACTGATCCATTGATGTGTTTTTCTCGTGTTTCAATCATTAGACGTTTACTCCATTGCTGCCGACAAAGACATCCAGATCAACTAGATCAAGAACCCAATCGCGATTAGCTAAATCTTTACCAAATTCAGAAGATGGATATTTCTTCACCCAACCAGTAGCACTGAAATAAAGAGAATTTCCGCTCAAGTCTTTGATCAAGATAGGCACTACGCCTGCATTGGTTAACTCATCAACATTAGCAAATCCTGAAAGGACATCATTGCTAGGGCTTGATTGTTTTAAGGTTATCGTCATGCTTCCGGAACGATTGTTGCTTTTAATACGTGTGCTTGTACCGTCTGCCCCTGTAACTTTCGTCCATTGATCGTCATCTCTATCAACTGTTAAGAAAGTTCCATCAGCGAAGCCGCTCATAGGAATCCCACCTACTGTAATGATGACCTGCTTAGGGTCATAGGTTCTTACTGACATAATTATCTCCTAAGTATTTAAACGGTGACTGTTCCAGTGATATTCACAGCATGGATAGCTCCAGCCAAAGTCGCCTGAAATTTCACGTTTTTCAAAATTCGATTAGTCTTATCGATTGTAGGAACGTCTGCAGCTTTTGGAACTGTCACAATCGGAGCCGGGTCACTGGCAATAAAATTATTGCTGATTCCTAGTTGTAAAGCCCTTTTCACTTGGGCTTCTATCGCTGTGATCCCTGCGTCCGTGTAGGGAACTTTAGGATTGTTAACCAAAACTGAGTAGACGAATTCTTGGATCCTTGAAGTTAGCCAGTCAATTCCTCGCACGATATCGATGAATTCCCCTTGGGCCATGGTTCCTTCTCGTGTGATTCCAACTCCTCCGATAAACTCATAAGTATTGGCTTTTTTATTTCTAGCATTTTGGGATTGGGTGCTTGTTAAATTAGAATAGGCGATTGAATTCAATCGTTTGAATTTCCAAGTTTCTGAACCAGGCTCTAAAGGAAGAACACCGCCAAACCAAGCGCATTCGGGGAAATCGCTGTTTGCATCTTGATGGTAGAGAACAAACGTTCTTACATAGCCAAATTGATTGCATTTAGCAGCTACCGAAGTTGTATCAACTCCCATAGCTTGATTGATGATATTAGGATCCGCCGAAGCTGTTCCGAAAATCTTAATCACGGCTTCTGTCCAAGCAGCTACAGCTAGAACGGTAGCAGAAGTTCTATCTGTCATAGCTAAAGCATACCAGGTGTCGTCTACAGCTTGGATAGCAGTCAAATCGTCAACTACAGGATCAGAAGCTACAAAAGGCTGAATAACCAATCCAAATTCTTTACTTAGAATTCCTTCGGAGACTGAAAGAATAAATCCAGTGCCTTGAACTTGAGCAAATAATTCAAAACTTCCATCCAAATTATCCGAAACCCCGACTGGAACTTGAGTTTGTGCAGCAATGATGGTAACTAAACCAGCTGCAATTTCTTCATTGGATTGAACTTCATTAGCACTTCTATAAGTAAAAGGAACTCCGTTGATCGTCACAACATAATCTGTATTGGGTTCAACTTGAGTCACCGTTACCACCGCTTGATCTGGGTTCACAATGTCCGTACTAACCGATAAGGTATAGGGAACACCGGGAACGTCGGCCACTAAGTTAATAGTGCCATCTGGTACGACAGGCTCGCTTGCTGTTACCCCTGTGATTTCTGCGTTAATAGCAGTAACCAATGAATTGGCAATTGTTAAATTAGAAACTGGCTGTAAAGGATTTGTGATAACAGCAGTCGGTTGACTTGCGCCTAAAGTGACAACGAAACTATTGATAATGGCATTGGTATTAGGCTTGCCTCTCACATCCAAAATTAGATTACTTCCGCTAAGAGTCGCTGATTCTACTGCAGCATTTGCTTCTAAGGCTGCTACTACTAAGCCCATTGTAGTGGCTTGATCCACTGAGAAAACAATTGGAGTTAGGGGAGTGCCGTTTAAAGTAATAGCAATCGAATTACTCGCAACAAAGTTTCCGCTCATAACCACATGAGATTCTTGAGCCGTAGGAGCTGAAGGAATCGTAGCGCTTGTCCCGTCAATTGTGACAGTATAATTGAATGGAGCCATTGCGGTTTCAACAAAAACGCTCGCATTATTTACTGTTCTTCGCCCAATAGCTATTTGCTGTGGACTTAAAGCTTGGCTGAAAGCCTCTTGAGCAGCAATATATTCCAAATCTGTCGATTCAAAATCTGCGGCAACTCCGGAAAGACTCGTATAAAATCTGATACGGTCATCAAACCGTTTGTGAGTTCCTAAGATCATTAGAGTGCCAAATCCAGCCTCTGAGACTGTTTGTGTATCTCTAGTAATCTGGACGTTTACGATATCGCTTAATGGCATAACTCCTCCTAGGGTATTGTGATAGTGTGATCATAGACCACGCTTCCGCCAGCATCTTGATAAATTTCTTCAACCTGAACTGTTTGTATGAGACCCAAGTTATCAGTGTAGTCTTGGCCTATTCTAAAGAGGACATCCATAACCGCTCGTTTCTCAAATCTTGAATCGAGAAGTTCTGTGACATCGCTAATAGCGAAATGATTCACGAAGACAATGCCAATGGCTCTTAAAGTGTCCAATACAGTTTGCATTTGTAGGCTACTTCTTAAATTCTCTAGGCGAGTAATGCAATCGCCTCCATAAGTCTGAATTTGCAAAGTGAATTCTCTATCACCAACCATGTCAACTAATCCATTGACATCAGCTTCTGGGGTATAGTCTTCGCCTATCTGATTTAAGCTTGAGAGGAATAAAGTCACATATGGCTGGGCTGGTCGAGGGGCATTTTCATTCAGAAAAATGACAGAAGCACCCCCACTATTTGCCGTTGCCCAGCTATATAGATTTGTCTTTATCGTCTCAAAATTAAGCGGCATCTTCTACTCCATACAAAACGAGAACAGAATGAAGCTCGAAGCCTTGCTGATAATAGGTGTCATATTTGACATCGAATAACTTCCATGCGTTGGCTGTCACTTCATTGAGGAAGTTATTGAGCCTTTCTTCTAACGTCATAAAAGAAGTGTCTGAAATAATTTTTGCTTTCATGGTTTTTCAATTCCTTTTTATTGTCCTTCGAGCCTTAAAACTAAGTATTTATAATGGTTTACCAACCCCATTGCCGGTGCGTTTTGCCATGGAAAAACCTGAACTACTTCAAAAGTTTTCCCGAAGAAAAGAACTAGGTCGGGATTTACACTCGTGACAGTGTTAATGAGGGTTGAGGTAAAAAGCTTATAACCTTCTGAATCTCTTCTTGCCTCTGGCAGCTCCTGCATTTCTTCACCCTTCATAGGCTGGATGCTGGAAGTTATTTGTGTATCTGTGTAAGCGCCATCAATCCAGCGTCCATTCGTATAACCTCCGCTTTGAAAGCGACGAAGTATTACTGGAGAGCGAAAGATTTCAAATGGCGATGTCATTTGAGTACCACCTTATAGCGCACTGACTGCACCATCTGACCGAAGTCAATTAAAGGTTTGGAGCTCTTCTTAATAGCGATAGTCCTTGGAGAGTTGGGAGGGGAAACAATTGCACGGATTTTTTGAACAATTAGTTTTGTCATTAGCTGTCCTATCAATCCTAAGGATTTTTCTGCTGTTCTTTTACCGTCCAAAATTTTAGTGTATTCGCCTTGTATCGCCTTGTTTATTAATGCCTTGTTCTCATCGAAGCTTGTAGACATAAAGGGTCTGGCTGGAATATTCGTCCCGAATTCATTCCCAGCTGCTATTTGAGGAATTGAAAGTCCAGCAGTTTGCTTCCGCTGTCCTTTTACCTGTGTCTTTGTGGCGGTTCCCTCTTGAAAACCGACATTGACGTAGGAGCCATCGAGCAAAGCAATTTGCCGTTGGATTTCATCAAATCCTAGATCCTTATCCTTGACAACAGCACGCATTGATCACCGCAAAATTAGGGGGTAAATTCGTTACAGTTGAACCGATGACGGTTCGTTTGATCAAATCTTTGTACAACCTGCCATATTGGGTGGCATTCAGGATGGAGGAATCGGGCGAGATTGCAAGCCCAATGGACAGTTCTCCTTCGCTGAGATTAGTAGCCACTCCTGTTTGAGGACTGGTTTGCAATTGAAGCCAATGAGCCAAAAGATAGACGTAGGCTAGCACGCCGCAGCAAGATAAGACCTGTTCATTGACTTGGCATCTCAACAAACCAATCATGGTATTGTAGTTAGCCAACTTCGTTGGATCGGTCGTATAGAACTGCGGTGCAATAACGAATAACGTATCAATTATCGTTTGACTTGGTATTGGATCCGAAATGCTCATTTTCCTCTTCCTCCGCTTGATGAGAAATTTTATGAAGCTGTTTTTTAGCTGCATCTACGACTTTGTCACGACCATCTTCATCGATAATTCGAGTCAGATAGGCGTGGTCATAAATTTGAGGGATGAGTTTCATCATCTCCTTAACCGACTTCTTGCCATCCGCTTCCTTGTCTGAAGATTCGGGAATAATCACGATGATCCCTTCTTCGACCCTGTGTTGAAATAAAGGGTGAAGGAGGAGGGCTTTGAGTTCGCCCTCCGGAATCTCATTGATCCCTGGCATCAGGCGGCTGGTGAAGTTACAATAGTAGACGTTTTTACCGTTGTACTTGACTAGAGCCATTAGATTCCCTCCCCGATAGACAATGAAAGCGGGTAATAGATGATGATCCCGCCATATCGAGATTCGCAGTTGATGATGAACTCAAGACCGCGTTCTTGAGGCGGATATTGAGTAAATGGCATTGGAATCTCCATCGTGAGCTTATCAGGGTTCTTCTCATAAGCGATCATGATGTCAACGCCGCCAGGACCAGCACCCTTCAATTCAGGAACCCAGTCCACAGTTGTGATGAAAGGATTGTTCTGAATGAAATACTCTAAAATCGTCGTGTCGCTGTTAGCGGAACGAGGAGTTGAAGAGATCAAAGTGTATTGGTCGATAGGAAGAATCAATGTATTAGGCATTTCAACCCCATTTGTGAGGCCTACAATACCGTTTGATAATTGGTTCATATCGCGCAAAATTTGATCGGGTGTTTTATTAACCCAAAGAGTAGAAGCTCCGGTACCATCGGCAGGAACGGATGCTGCTGGGATATTTGGGTTATTAGTTAGACCGAGGATATTGGAGGCATTATCTCCAAACCAAGCAAGCCTGTTCACCTTTTGATCATTAGCTCTTCGAGTGGCGTTGGCTTGACGTTGTGTGAGGCTTCGCCCTACAAACATCGCAGCTCTAATCTCTTGCATCGAATAACCATAGCTAGCTCCAATAGATTTCACTGGAGTGATGAATTCCTTACCGCGGATATCGCAACGAGGGAAGTCATCGGCATAGCTCGAAATGATTCGAGCGAGACCGGTTTCTTCAAACGATTGGTAAGTGATCGATTCCGCACCCGCACCAGCTTCTGTGCTAACAGGAATTAGCTTGATCGCTTTGAGTGGAGGGAACTCAATGTCGTACGACTTTGATTTTATGTACTCGAGCTCACGAGCAAAGAAAGCAGTCTCTGCCGAGTCGAGATTAACAGTAACAATTTTATCCATTTTACCTTCTCCTTAGTTCGGCAAGTTGATTTCTAACGTTGCAACAGCACCAGCTGTAGCTCCAACAGTGTACCTTGCAGCTGGAAGCGCAATAGCGCGGCCTCCGTCTGAATCCGCACGGAATCCACCAGGAAGCAGAAGACCATTGGCGGCAAATCTCCAGTAAACTGGGCTATCGCTTGTTAGGTTCTGTTCTGCTGCTACATAGACACGACCTCTGGTAAGCAGAGATACGCAATCTCCTTGGAAATAAATCGGATTTCCAAATGACCCAAGAGTATTCAAAGGATTCGGTTTATTTTGAGTTCTCGCACCAACTCCATAGAAGGTATCTTGAGTAGTATTCGTGATGGTTGCTGTGGCTTGCGATGCACCAAGAGTCACTACAAATGAGTTAACAATAGCAATTTTACTTTCTGTTGCCGTAACAGTTATTGTTCTATTGTTTGCCCCTCCAACTATCGCTGAAGCAATATTTGGTTGAGCTAAAATAGCAGCAGCAATAGTGTTCATTGTTGCCAGGTGTGAAGTTGCAAATGTAATGGGTGCTAGTGCTATCCCATTTACACTTACGTTAATCACATTGGATGTGACCAAGTCTGCACTTAGGACAATTGTCGATAGGTTGGACTGAGGAAGGCGTACGATGTAATCTTGACCAATTACTTTCGCAAGTCCGAGACCCACGTTAAAATTCTCAAATGCTATAGGAGAAAGGACGTTTTTAAAGCCGGAATCGGCTAAAAGACCTACGCTCCCGACATCCATTAAAAAGGGATAGCTTAGTTGTGGCATGGTATTTTACCTCCGGGCTTGAAACCATTTTTCATCTTGTCGATCATCGCTTGGCGAGCCATGGAAGAATCGACAGGCTGCTGATCGAGTTTAGTTCTGTATTCGACTGGGGTTGCAATGACTTGGGATGAAACAGGAGTCATATCTTCAAGTAGAGCATCGAATCTCGCTTGGATATAAACAGCAGTCTTCCCGTCTAAATTTGCGTTTTTTTGGCGGGCTCTGATGACTTCCTTCTTGATTTCCAAGTCGGACATATCATCAATTCTGGCCAAGGCTTTAGAGTCCAGGACGCTTTCTGCAACTTTTTGCAGCTTGACCCTTTCTCTAACGAGAGATCTGATAAATGCAGCGTCCATGTTGTTGTATTTGTCATTCTCTCTTTTCTCCTTGTCCTGAGGCTTCATGGGAACGCGTTCACCATTGGGAGCTTTCACAGGAGTTTCATGGGTTGCATAAGGATTTTCCTTAGACATGTAACCCACTTCTTTTTCTTCCTTTTCCTCCCCCTCGTCTTCCTCTTCTTCGAGGTCGACATCCCCATTTTTTATTGAGTTGAGTTCAGCGGACAGCTTGTCTTTTTCTTCAGCTATCCTGCTATTTTCTGCTTCGAGATTTGCGATGCGGGCAAGCAGCTGCTCAACTTGATTAGCTACATTGTCCTCCATCAAAATCTCGTCATCGTCAATTTTGACTTTCCTTTTAGCCATATTGGCCTCCTCTATTAAGATTTCTTCTGCATCGAAACTATCTAATGCGATTCTTGCCTCGCTGCCTGCTCTGGCATTGTCAACAATGCTTAAGTGGTTGTATTTGATATTGGATTGACGGAAGTTATAAGGCTGGCCGTTGTAGCTTCCTTCTTCCGGGATGAGATCGACGGTGTAACCAAGAGACAGTTCTCTACGGTTCTTGTCGGTAACGTCTTTAACACTCGCAAGATCTGTAATAACTAAATTTGAAAGAACGAACTCACCGTCTTGGGTAATTGTTTCCCCTGTATAGCCAATGGCAAGACGCTTGGCGTTTTCTGCCGAGACAAGGCGTTCTTGAGGATGCCCATTTGTCACAGGAATCATTTTCATGCTGTCCAGGCTGTCTGTTTTGAAAACTTCGTCGGGATGACGCAGTTCTTTGCGAATAGTTCCATCTGGGTTTTTATAGAGAAAAACACCCGTGCGGGTGACTATGGCATTGGCTTTGATGTACCCTTCATCTGTAATGAAGGCATCGCCTTTGACTTGTCCTCTATCGAAACGAGCAACATCATTTAATTTCATTTCTCTACCCAAAAATCAAAATATTAAAATCACAACTTTTTCAATTCGAATAAGTTGGTTAACTGGCTAGCTGGATGGTTGGGTAGCTGGAAATCTTATTGGTTGGATAGATGATTGGTTGAGTCTAGATATCTAAGAGTCCTTCTAAAACTGGAACAGCGACACATCGGCAATTGATGTCAGTTCCCGGATGCCCAGAATCTTTCGGGGGATTGTCCCAACGAAATTTCTTACCATCATGGGCTTTGTGGGTAGGACGAACTCTTTCATCGCCTGCCGTTTGCCAGATGTATTCCTCGACACCCAATTCTTGCTGCCTAAGTTTTGTTAGGCTCGCATTCAATTTAGATGTCTGATCTCTCGCGATTAATTTCGCGCGCCGTCTAGTAATTCCGAATCTTTCTTGGATTGATTGAGTCATTGAGTGAAATCTGCTTCCTTCCTGCAAGCCTCTCTCGATGATCTGTGCGACCTGTTCGAGTTCTTGTGCTGGAAGAGAGCGGATTAATTGAGCATTTTGGCTTCCGAACAATTTTAACTGGTCTTGAAGCCAAGGCTGGTCGATAAAAATATCAATACCGAAAACGGAATTATTGATTCTATCGAACTGCCTTTTATTGTATCTGGCGACTTGTACGCCAATTATTTTTGATTCCGCTATGGTTTCTTCAACTTTACCCTTTATAGCGTGTATTACAGAATTTATCAATCTTTTTAATGCATCAGAAAAATCATCGCCCCTTGCCGGAGATGTTGGATAGAGCTGTTCCACTTCTAAAATCAGAGAGGGGAGTGCTGGAATAATGATTTCTTTGATGAGGTTTTTTAATTCGTTTGTTAAAGAGAAAAGCACTCTCATATATTCTCTTTCTTGAGAAGATGGTGGATGCCATTTAGGAGGTTTTTTCATCTTTGCTGTTTGAAGCTTCCCCATGCGCCTCTGTTGAATTTTAGCAAGCTGATCAATAGAAACCATGGTTATACCGGTGAGCGATATCTGATTCCTGTAGGCATAAAATCAGGCCCAATGCCTGGAGGAGGGGTTTCCTGCGCTTTTTTCTCTTTTTCTAATTCAGCCACTTCTTCTGGATCAAAACCGTTTTTACGGCCTTCAAGATCCACTTCAGTATTCATAGACCAACGGTTGCCACC